AGCTAGTGGCTAAACTCGCCGCCACTGGTGCTGGCGATCTGGAGAACCGAACCAAGCTGCAAAAGGAACTGGTCGCCGTTTACAAGGATATGTTGCCGCTGCTTGAGGAGCAGCGTCGCCTTGGCAATGAAGCCGGCGCAATGATTGCTATGGGGTTTGAGGATGCCATTTTTGCCGGCGAGAAGTTGTCCGATGTTTTGAAGAACCTTGCGCTGGATCTGATGCGGCTGATCTTCCGCAACGTCATTACGGCTCCGCTGGCGTCGTCCATTGGTAACTTCATCAATGCTGGTCTCGGATTCTTGGCTAAAGGTGGACCAGCTAAAGCTGGATCTCCTTATGTCGTCGGTGAACAGGGCCCAGAGTTGTTCGTGCCTGGGATCAGCGGTACAGTAGTTCCAAACTCAAAGATTGCCAGAATCATGGCATCAATGAGTGGATCCTTAGACTTCTTGGCTAAAGGTGGACCAGCCAAGGCCGGCTCGCCGTATATTGTCGGTGAACAAGGGCCTGAACTGTTCGTGCCTGGCTCAAGCGGGACGGTGATTCCCAACGACCGCATGGGACAGATGGGCAGCGCGGTCGGCGGTCCGAACATCAACATCTCCTACAATATCCAGTCTGGCGTTTCGCGCGCTGAGTTGCAGCCGATCTTGGAACAAGAGCGCAAGCGTTTGATGGTTACGATTCCCGATCTCGTGCGCCGCGGTGGTTCGTACCGGAGCGCCTTTGCCTAAGCCATGGCTATCTCATACCCACTCACGCCGCCTTCGCCGTTCAAGGTCAGCAAGCTATCGCTGACCGGAGTCTCGGCGCGTTCACGCTCGGTGTCGCCATTCACGTTTCAAGTGCAGCAGTACAACTGGCCTGGGCAGGGCTGGCTTGGCTCAGTCGAATGTCCTCCAATGGTGCGCTCGGACGCCGAGCAGGTCATTGCGTTTCTGTTGGCTGCGCAGCGTGGCACGTTCTACTTCCGCGACTACAGCAACAGCGCGCCGCGAGGAAACGTCACCGGCACGCTGACGGTGGCGAGTGCCACGGCCAACGGAACGACGCTAGGCATCTCTGGCGCGACTGGCACCTTTGCCGTTGGCGACTGGCTGCAAATCTCAACGTCACTCTACAAGGTCATCCAGGTGAACTCATCGAGTTCTGTTGACGTGTTTCCAGTGCTGCGCGCTAGCTACTCAGGCGGCACGTCGATTGTGACCTCAAGTCCTAAAGGTGTGTTTCGCCTAGGAAACAATCAGACCGACTGGTCGATTGAATTGGCCGGCATTTACGGCGTGTCCTTTTCTATCGTCGAGGAGATTCCGCAATGAGCATCACCGCAGCAGGCAGGACCATGACGGCTGGTATGGTGGCCGAGGTCACCACGGCGCAACTGTCACCAATTCTCATGGTGGACATGGAGTTTTCGACACCTGTTTACCTGTGGACTGGATACGGAACGCTGACCTATGCAGGCAAAGGGTATCTTGGTCTGGGAGATCTCGGGAACGTCGCACCAATTGAGGAGACGACGGACTTGTCGGCGCGTGGAGTCACGTTCCAGCTTTCCGGAGTTCCGACTGCGTACATTTCTCTTGCACTCAACGAGGACTACCAAGGCCGCAACTGCTCGATCATGCTAGGTGCGCTGTCGACGACGGCCTCGCTGATCGCGTCACCTGTCACTGTGTTTGTCGGCAAGATGGACGTGATGGCTATCTCGGACGATGGCGAGCAAGCGCAGATTACGATGAGCGCTGAATCGCGACTGATCGACTTTCGCCGTGTGCGCGAGAGTCGCTACACCGACGAGGAACAGACTGCCATTGATGCGACCGACAAGGGTCTAGAATTCGTCACGGCGATTCAGGAAAAAACCATTTACTGGGGCAGCCCCAACCCGACGAATCCTAGTCTGTGGAACGGTGGCAACGACCCGCCTGAAATTGATCGCAATCCAGACCGCATTATATGAGCCGAGTCGACAACTGGCGCACGCTGCTCGCGCAGTTTATCGACGAACGCCGCAACCGCGCGTTTGAATGGGGGAGCCATGATTGCTGTCTGTTCGCTGCAGACTGGATCAAGACAGCAACGCGCTACGATCTTGCAGACGGCTTCCGCGGACGGTACAACTCGGCACTCGGTGCGCATCGCCTCACCGCCTCTCTTGGCGGCCTAGTGCCGTTCGTGAACCACTGTCTGAAAGAAGTTGCCCGGCCTGCCTCAGTGAGCGAGGCGACCGCCGGCGACCTGATCGTGCGGGATTCGGGCGACGGTGATTGTATCGGAATTGTTCTCGGTACGCAGTCCGCATTCGTAGCAAAGCACGGTCTGGAATTTTTGCCAACTGGCCTTCAAGCAGACGCTCGTTTCTGGAAACTTTAAGCCATGCCGAATCTGATTGTAAATGCCGCGTACTATCTCTGGCTTGGCCTACAGACGGCAGGCATCGCAATTTCGCAAACAGCAGCGATCTGGATCGTCAAGACTGTGGCAGTGGTGGGCGCTTCGATGGCGGCCTCAAAGCTGCTTACGCCGAAGATGCCGAGCATGGCCGATTCGCTCGGCTCTCGCGGTCAGATGGTGCGCTCACCAATCTCGGCGCGTCAGATCATTTACGGCCAGAGCAAGCTGTCTGGCACGGTCGTTTATCTTTCGGTTACTGGAACCAAGAATGAATACCTGCACATGGTCATTGCGGCTGCGGGCCATGAGGTAGAGGAGATTGGCGACGTATATTTCAACGAGGATCTGGTGCTGACTGGATCAGCTGATGGTAGCGCGACCGGAAAGTACGCTGGCTATGCGGACATTTACAAGAAGCTGGGCGCATCCGGACAGACTGCGTTCTCAACGCTAGTTACCGACACCGCGTCTCTGACCGATGGAAAGTGGACCAGCGATCACAAGCTGACCGGCATCGCGTGCGTTTACGTTCGGCTGAAGTGGAACACCGAGGTGTTCGTTGGTGGCATTCCCAACGTGTCCTTCATTATCAAGGGCAAGAAGGTCTACGATCCGCGCACAGCGACGACGGCATACTCTGCCAATCCTGCGCTGTGCTTGCGTGATTACCTCACGTCTTCGCTGGGCCTAGCGATGGCGAGTGCCGAAATCGACGATACCGCCTGCAACGTAGCAGCCAATGTCTGCGACGAGCAGGTGCAGATTCTGCCACTGTCTCCGGCTACCTACGAGAACCGCTACGAATCGCACGGCAGCATTACGACCAGCGAGGCACCGGATGCCGCGATTGCAAAGCTACTGTCCGCAATGGGCGGACTCCTTGCGTACTCATCCGGCAAGGTGGTGATGTACGCCGCGACGTATCAGATTCCGACAATCAGCTTAAACGAGAAGCACTTCGTCGGGCCGATGTCAGTGACTACTCGCACGAGTGCGCGAGATCGAGTCAACACGGTCAAGGGCGTTTACGTTTCGTCCGAGAACCAGTGGCAGCCGGCAGACTTTCCGGTTATCACGTCGACGACCTACGTCACCGAGGACAACGGAATCAAGTACACGCGCGACGTATCGCTGCCGTTTACGATCTCGCCGTCGTGCGCGCAGCGTCTCGCGGTTGTTGAACTACGGCGCGCACGCCAAGAGATCATCCTAACTGCTCGCTTCCGACTTGAAGCGATGCAGTTACGCGCCGGTGAAACCGTGATGATCTCCAACACGAAGCTCGGTTGGACGAACAAAGTTTTCGAAGTAATGGAGTGGACCTTCGTTGCGGATGGTCAACCGCCACAGCTGGCGGTCGACATGACTTTGCGCGAGATGGATTCGACGGTTTACAGCTACACCGTCTCGGACGAGATCGCAGTTACTGCGGCACCGAATACGACGTTACCCAATCCATTCATTGTTGCTGCTCCTACTTCATTGACGCTGGCAGCAGATGGAACGACTCAACAATATCAAGCAGACGGCACCGCACTTCCGCGGATCAAGGTCGCCTGGTCTGCGCCATCTGAGGAATTCGTACAGTCTGGCGGCTTCGTTGGAATAGATTACAAGGAGAGTGCTTCAACCACCTATTTAACTTGGGCGCGCGTGCCTGGAGATCAAACTCTTGAGTACATCACGAGTGATGTTCGCATTGGAACGCGCTACGATGTGCGCATCTACGGCGAGTCCTATTTCAAAGTTTCCTCAAGTTACGTCAGCGCCAGCATCACTGTTCAGCCCGATACAACCGCGCCCGATATTCCGACCAGTCTCACCGCCAACATTGGCAGCGGCAAGGCAGTCAGCCTAGATTGGGACGACGTAACCGCTCCAGACTTTTCCGAGTACGGAATCTACCGCAACACGACCGGCGTCACTCCGGCTAGTGCCACGTTCAACAAGATTGCCGAGGCGCGCAGTTCGCGGTTCTTCGATGCCGAGGTCAACGTCGGAACGACGTACTACTATTGGGTCAACGCTTATGACCGGCTGGAGAATGTGTCCGGCTTCTCTAACCGCGCGCAAGCCACGCCGCAGGCCATCACGTCTTCGCCTGACCTGACGCCGCCTAACACGCCGAGCGCTCCGACCTTCATCAGCGAGCGCGTCTATGAGTCCAGCGACGGCACGACGAGCGCAGCGATCTCGATCACTGTTCCTGGCCTTCCTACTGGCGGCATCGCGCTGGACATCTTGAGCCGCATCAGCGGAACCAGTGGCTACAAGACCGAGGGCCAAGTTGATTCTGCCACGGCCACGGCGTTTGAAGTCGACAACTTGGTGCCGGGAATCAGTTACGAGTTCGCGTGTCGTGCAGTGAACACGGCCGGCATCTTCTCCACAGTTTCGACCGCGTTAACTCGGACAGCACCGAGCGACACTATCGCGCCTAATGCACCAACCGGCCTCAATGCCGCGGTGGGTACGGGCCGAGCGGTCTCCCTCTCGTGGACGGCAGTCACGGCCAACGACATTTTTGAATACGGCGTGTACCGCAACACGACCGGAGTGACGCCGGGAACGACTGCCACGAACAAGATTGCCGAGGTCGGCGCTGACCGCTTTGTCGACACGACGGTCAACTTTGCAACGACGTACTATTACTGGGTCAATGCGATTGACGCGACCGAGAACTATTCGGCCTTCTCTTCCTCGGTTAACGCCACGCCGGTTGTCGTCACGTCTGGCTCGATTGACTCCACGGCGCCCTCAGATCCGACCGCGCTCACAAAGATCAGCGACACGATTTACCTCGCCAGTGATGGCGGCGCTCGCGTTCTCGTCACTGTGACCGTTGCTGCGCTGCCGTCCGGTGCTCGCATCCAGAATATCCTCTACCGGAAGCAGGGCGCTGCGACTGGTTACGAGATCGCCGGCCAGTTCGGAAACTCTGGCGCTATCTCCTCGGTAC